ATATCAATTTCAGTATTTAACAAATCTTTCTTTGTCACGGGTTCCGGCTTTTTAGGCTGTTTTTCTTCGATTTTAGCCACTTTTTCTTTTTTTGGTGTAATTGTACGTTTTGCGGTTTTCTTTTCCTTGACGGGCTTGTTTCCCGCCGTTTTTGCCGTTTTTCGTGTGGTTCTCTTTACGGTCTTGGTTTTCTTTTCCTCCGGTTCCGGTTGTGGTTCGGGTTCCGGGTCTTTCTTCAAATCCTCAACGGTAACGGCTTTTTCCGGTTCCGGCTTTTTCTTTTCCGCCGGGGCTTTGCTTTTAACAAGTTCCGCCAACGTCAGCGAAACAATATTGTTTGTCAAATCCGGTTCGTTATCCAATGATATTTCCCCGGAAACCGCCGTAAATGTATTATCCCGTTTTTCGTCCTCAATTGCTGCCAACTCCAAAAGATACGGGATTTTCTTTGCGTTCGGGCTGTCTGTTTGGTCTTTCAAATTGTACGTCGGTTTCTTTCGCCAATCTTTCGGGCTAAAATTGAAAACACGGTCAATCGGAATATCCGGGAAATTTTCGTTCCACATCATCGCATATAAATGCAACTGAATTTCCGCTTCTTCGTAAAATCCTTTGCGCCCGCTTTTGAAATCCACAATTGCGTTTATGTATTCTTTTGAACCGGGCTTTGATAACATCGTACACGGTAAATCAATCATTCCGGCGTAATTATGAACGGGGTGTACCAACGCAATTTCCACGGCTAACGGTTTAACGTCATAATCCAAAACAAATTGCGCAAATGCCAATATATCCTTTTTGAAATCATCAGCGTAATAAATGAAATCGGCGGGCAATTTGTTGTTATCAATATAATCTTTCAATTTGGCTTTCAGTCCGTCCAAATCATAAAAGCGGTTAATTATAAGTTCTTCAAATTGGGCGTGCATGAATGTACCATACGCCGCCCGTTCTGCTTTGTATCTTTCCGCCTCGTCAATTCCTTTTTCGGCAATCCATTTAATCAGAAATTCCGATTTTGGCATTGTCTGCGATAATATGGTTGTAACTGACGGATAAAATTCCGGGGTTCCGTTGTCGTCAAACTTGTAATAATATCGGTGTCCTTTGCTGTTTAGCTGCCATACTTTATACGGCGGTTCGATTAATGCACCATCAAAGAACATTGCCGTCATTTCCTCAATGGTCATTCCCGGAACAATTTCAAAAGCCCCGGCGGGTTGTTCTATTTCGACCGCATCCAATCCGGCAACAATCTGTTGTTCCTCGTCTATCTCCGGGAATTTATCGGCGGGCAATTGCCCCATTGATTTTGCCAAATCTCCCATCGCATTTGTTGCGCCTTGCAATGCGCCAACCATTTCTTTTACCGTTTCCGGCTGTTTTTTTTTCGCTCTCATATTATTATTTTTTTTCGTTATATGTCATATATGTTGCAACCCCAAACATTCCGGCAAATAGAAAATGGGCATAATTCCAAAATCCGGCAATAAAGCAAATTGCGCACATTATGCCGAACGACCATGTAAAGAACTTGTTTTGCCATTCGTCAGAAAAAACAACGTCGGTCATTTTCTCTATTCTTTCAACTATCCTTTTCATTTCTTAATCCTCCAATCCAAACAGATAATCGGCGGAACAACCGCACATTTCGCAAATTATTACTACCCATTCCGGAACAATCCTTTTGGTTGTCCCGTTGCAAAGATTTGTCATATTTACCTGCTGTGCGCTTTCGCTTGCGCCCTCAAATAAACGGGCTGCAATATCCTTTTTCAATACCTTTTTCCCGTTCGCCTCGGAACGGGCGATTGCTTCGTTTACTCTTAATCTCAATGCCATAACTTTAATTTTTATTGTTAATAACTCGGTTCGTTACTCTCTTTGTATCCGCAATGCGTACACGTTGTTTCCTCCCAAATTGGGGTATATTCCGGGGGCGTAATATATCCGTCCCCGCCTGTTTCCTTATATTCGCCGTCCGTAACCTCCATTTCGCCGCCACACTCCGGGCAATCCCCGTCGCCAATCAACACACATTCCAATAATGCGTCCAAATGTACCGATTTTACAACGTTGATACCAATTGCACGTATAACCCCGGCAATCTCAACAACGGTAATATCCCGTTCGTAACAATCGGAAATCGGGCAACCCCAATTGTCCGGCGTTTCCTCAATTATTTTTTTATTGAGTAATTCCGAAACGATAATGTCGGATACCTGTTTGGCGGGTTTCCCGGAAAGGGTCGCCAACTCGTTTAATTCTTTGCTTTCTTTTACTCTCATATCTTTGCCGGGTATTCCCCCCGGTAGGTTTTATTTTTCTTCTTTATACAAAATTCCCTTATATGGTTTCCCGGTATCGACACTCTTTTTTATCAAATGTCTGTACATACCCCGCTTTTCCGCATCTATATAATTGTCAAAACGAACACATTCTTTCCCGTCCGCTCCATATCCGACTATTTGGCAATTATATTTAATTTTATTTCGCCTTGCGGGTTTATAGTTCATATTTTCCTTTTGCGTACACCAACGTAAATTGTCTGCAAAATTATGATACTTAACCCCGTCGATATGGTCAACGTATGGTTTGTTTTCCGGGTTCGGGATGAAAGCCGCCGCAACTAATCGGCTAACTTGAAACTTCGTATTTACTCTGTTTTTTGATAAAGTAACACATAAACCGGACGTTGCGGGTTTACAAGGCGTCAAAATTATATTGCTATCTAATGACTTTATACGCCCGTAATTGCTTACTTCATATAACCCCTCATAGTCTTTTATTTCTTTCCAAATTTCCATACTACTAATTTTATTCTGCAAATATAAATATTATTTTTTGGTTTTGCAAATGCAATAGTATTTCATTTATCTATTTTCCAAAAATATATCTTTGTTTCTAAAATCATTTTTGCGAGGTGCGTTGGATAATCGGATTTTTAATCTACCTTTGCAATACCGCATTACCAAAAATCGCTCTCGGTTACTGCGTAAAATTCCCCCGGTGCATATTGATTTATGACGCCGGGGGAATTTTTATTTCTTACTCTGATAATACAACCATTTGTAAATTTCGCCGTAATATCCGGTTTCCAATACTGCTTTTCGTATGGTCTTTGCGTCGTACTCTCCAAATGTTACGTACTCATATATTGACGTGTTTTCATGCAACGCAAATTCAAATGTTATGTCAATATATGCGTCGCCGACCTTGTTAAACGCATGGTCAATCGGTATTGGGACGTTTGTTTTTCCCTCACAATAAAGAATCCGTTCCGGGAACGCCTCGCAAAGTAAATGGGAATTTCGATAACATTCTTTCGGCTTTGGCTTAATTACGTGCCGTATGTAGTCCAATTCGTAATCCTCCAATACATCAGCCGCCGGAACTATTTTAACGGGCTTTGCGGCGTTTAATAAGTCTTGGAAATACGCTTTTTGTCTTTCGTGCAAAGGTAGTTCCAACATCATTTCAATTTCTTTTATTATTATACTTTCCATACAATTTGTTATTCCGTCCATTCCTCAATATACATTTCATACGCTTCTTGGCAACAACGCCCCTCACAACTTATATATCCATTTGGGACGCCGTGGGTTCCTTTTTCGTCATCATCCAAAGGACAATATAAACACAAATCGTCGCTTAAATCATCAGCGGTTTTTAATTTAGGGTTCTTTATTTGCCATATACCCAATAATAGGGTTGCAATTAATAATACAAAGAAAATTAATATTATCACGTCCATATTTTAACCTTTCATTCTACCAACATAAGACAAATTCAATACATCGTACATTTGCCCCATAACGGCAAATTCTAACATTGCGTCGCTGTTTGCAACGTCGTTTATCCTCAATAATGGGTATTTGTTGCCGTAATCCGTAACGTACCCGTCCGGTTCAATGTCTGAATAAATCCGGTCGTCGTCGTTATTACCAAAGTATTTATTTAGGCTTTGCAGAATATTGTTTTCCAAATATTCATTGCCCAATACTGCTTTTATTTTATCCTGCTTTCTTAGTGCGTATCGCATGGCTTTTAAGTATTAAACCGGGGATTGCTCCCCGGCTGTTTGTTAATTTTGATTTTTCCAAATTTGATAATCATAATAAGATTCAAAGCACATATAGCCCCCGCATACCTTTGTAACCTTTTCCGCCCATGGACATTGTTTCTTTGCTTGGTATCTGCTTTCGGTCTCAACAAATTTTGTTCTCATAATGTTCTCATTTTATTTTCCCTGGGAACCCGCCCAGTCGTTGTTGTTTGACAATGCAAATATACAACCTTTATTTTATTACCAAAAGAATTTCTTTTTATTTTATCGGAAAATGGCAAAAAATTCTGTTTTTGGTTCAAAAGATAGTTATTTTGGTCGAATTTTCGATTTAAGCCACTTTTTCGGGCGAAATGTGTAATTTATCCATCCGGGAAAGAAAAGCCCGCTACGGGGCTAAAAATGGGCAAAACTAAAAAAGCCGGGAAAAACCCGGCTTAATCCTGCAAAACAATATTTTTTTTATTTTCTATGGATAAAAGTATTTATTGCGATACAAAGATAATCATTTTTCAATTTCAATATATTCAACCCCGATAATTTTTGTATGTGGGTTTTTGCTGATAATGTCAATTTCCCGGTTCTTTACTTTGTTTGTTTTCCAAAGGAAATTAAGAAACCTTTTATATTGTACGGTCGCAACAATTAAAATGCTGTCACGGTTTACAAACGTCCCGGAAAACGTTCCGTCCGGTGTCGTGATTCCGTTTAAGGAAAACCACGGGTCGGAAATATCAACGCATTTCAGAACCGTTTTTGTTGTATCTCCGGGTAAATAAACAATACTATCCCGGACGGTTCCCCGTAACTGGGTTATTGTTTCCATTTGCGCCGTTGTTACCGCCTCCAATTCCCGGTTCTTTGTTTGCAGGTTTTTTATTAATTCTGCATCGCTCGCCCGGTATCTTTCAAACTCCGACAATTTCAGTTCCAAAACTCCAACTTTGGCGGCGTTCAAACTATCCTTTGTTTTGTACGTTTCGACGTCCTGCAACAATGTTTCTGTATTTCCCCGGTATCTGTTCCGTTCGTCCGTCAATTTTTCAATTTTCGTTCGTTGCACCCATATTGTTGCAACGGCGGCAACTACCATCGCAATTGCCGCCCAAATCAAATACTTTTTCATACAATTTTCTTTATTGCTTCAAAATGTACCTTTGCAATCCTTTCTTTTCCGTCGTCGCTCATCATAAAACGGCAATCCTTTTCATTATCAAAAAAGAAATTTTCAGATAATACCGCCGGGCAAACAGTATGTTTCAGAATATAAAATTGGCTTTCTTTGTCCGGGTCGCCGTCCACATAATCAAAACGCATTTTCCAACCATCCGGGGCAAACTCTTTTTCCGCCTCCTTACAAAGAACGGTTGCGATTGCATCCGCTTTCGTTTGTCCTACGCTTGTATAACATTCCCACCCGGTGCCGCCTCCGGCGTTCCCGTGAACGCTAAACAAAACGGCGTTGTTGCCGCAATCTGCATGGATAACGTTTGCACGTCGGCAACGTTCCGGTAATGATACGTCGTTGTCCTCCGGTACCAAAATTTCAAACTTTATTCCCTCCGCTTTCAACATCGCCGCAATACGGCGTACAATATCACGGTTAAACTCCCATTCTAACAATTGGGAACCGTCCCCCCAAATAGGGGAACGTTTCCCGGCACAATCCACGCCGTGACCTCCATCAAGAATAATTACTTTCTGTTTCATAACTCCATTTTATTGTTTTTGTCGGGGTCGTCCCCTAATTCTTTTTCCAATCTGTCAATTATCGGTTGCAAATGCGACGGCAAAGCCCTTGTAAACTCCAAACGGATAACATGGTAAATAATACGTAATGCCAAATTCCGGGGGTACGCAATAATCAGATTGCGGAACGCATTTTGCAAATACACATACATAAACACGTATGTTAGTGATTTTACCACGATAACCGCCGCATTTTCATCGCCGCAATTTTTCATTATTACAAAAATCGCCTCCACGATAAACAGATACAACAGAAATTCGCACAATGCGTTTTTAAACTTCCGGAACGAAAAGTTTTTGCATCGCACAATCGCCACGCCGTCCGCCCTCATTCCCGCCCAAATATTGAACGCAAACATTACTACTAACGCATAAACAAAACCCTTTGTCGGGGTTACATACCCAAATAACGGGCTAACCGTGGAAATGGCAATAATACGCCATTGTTCCCAATTAAAAATTCTTTCCATAATATTTAAACCATTCAAAATAACCCATATTTTCCAAATAACAATTGTCGTTTTCTGACGCTTTAGCCTCTTTTTCAAATGATATGTCTTTGTATGCGTTCTTTAATTTGAACAATGATTTAAAAAACCATTCCAAAACATACCAAATATAAAAAGAAAACAACGGCAATATATACCACCATGCCGAAATATCAAATATCAATTGCAATATAAACATTATTACCCATCCGGCAAAAAACATTTCTATCCACTGCCGGGCGTGCGTACATTCGTGATTGCGTACACTTTGAGGCATTTCGTTTTTGTCTTTAAATTCAGTAAAGACAAATGCCGTCAAAGTTATTGTTGTATAATTAGCCCATAATATTAAATGGGCTAATTTGCTGTTATAAATAATCTTTTTTATCAAACTAATTCATTAAATCCGAATCTATTAGACAACGATAATTTAATAATTTCTCTTACTTTTAATCTATTTTCGTCCGTTAACTCTTTATATCCAAAATTAAATGGTGTTTTCTGTGTGCTTGTGTCCGGTTTCCATTCAATTGTATCAAATGATATATTATACATAGGTGAAATATACGTTTCAAAAAATGTTCCTCCTAACGCATAAATTGGCAATCCATTGTCGGGGTGCAAATTATCTGAAGATAAGTCTTTAGAATCTTCTGTATTAATAGTTGTATCACGACGCAACGACCACATTGTTGCACCTCCGGGGGAAATATTAAATATTCCACTTAAAGCCATAAATTTTTTTGTATTATCATAATTTAATTGCTGCCATTGTTTTTGCCCCTCTTTAGAATTAGGATATGGACTTAAATTTCCATTTATTCCCGGTGTATAAGAACAATTAAAAGCTATAAGTGTTTTTCCTAAACAATTTCTTTTAACTATACTTACAAGTTGTGACCAATACGGTTCCCATTCTTTTTCCCATTTTATAGACTTGTATGCACCTTGTTGAAATTCTATAATATCCCAATTTTCTTTTAAGGTATCTTTAAAGTTTGCTGTTGTCTTTTCCCAATCCGAACCATTTACAGATTTCCAACAATCAACTGCCTCATTATTATTATACCTATCTATCCATTGCGAAAAATATGCTCCCCCGGTATAAAATCCGGTTATTTCTGCATTTATTCCTGCTGATTGTATTATTTTGTTAAGATACCACCACATACACATATTCCATGATGAACCAAAGAACAATAATCTTAGAGTTTCATCACTTTGTTTTTTTTGAATAGATGTATTAAATATTTGAGGAATACCCCCAATATTAAATGTTGGAATTACCCATTCTTTATTTTTTCTTACATATTCATTACCATCCTCCGGGGCTTCTTCTACAAAATCATTACCGCCTACATTATACAAAGTACCCGTATTTTTTAATATCATAGGTTGAATCTTTTGTGAATTTATGGAGGATAATATTGTACCTTCAATCGGCATAAGTAGTAAAGTATCTATTACAACATTCATGTAAAATGTTGGCTCTGAACTACCGCCTAATTTAATAGCCAATCTAAAATGTTCAATTTCACCTTTATATCGTGGGCCACGATATTGGTAATTATATGTATTAGTATAGGTTTCTTCTTTTCTTTCCCTAAAATAAATAATAAATCTTGCATCTGTTTCGCCACCAAAGCCATACCCATTATATGCACGTAACTGCGGTTGCCTGCTATCCCACCATGACGGTTTACCATTGGGAAACTCAAACCATATATCTTTTAAAGTCCTACCAATTAAACTTAGGTCTGCTGTTACATCAGATAAATTCCCGCCAAACCTATCGAACCACGGCAATGTAGGTGGAAATTCTTGTAATTGTCTTACTTGTTCTTTTAAACTATCATCATTTGAAGAACCTAAACTTTTCCAATTACCCGCTGTTGTCCAGGCTGATATACTTGAACTAACAAATTGTTCTGTTATGTTTGTTGTTGCATCAGTTTTATATGTTATGATTAATCCTAACTTTCTTATATCAGTTGGAACGGCTGCTCTTGCTGTTGTTTCTGTATAATATGAACCGGATAATGGTTTTTCATAATCTAAGTTATAAAGTGCTTTTCCATCTTTTATTTCTTTTATTGTATTGTTTAAGTGTTTAAAAGAATATATATTATAGAAATTAGAAGAACCGTAAAAACAAAATGAAACAAATCCATCTTCTGTAAAAGTATATTCTATTTTTTTATTATTTATAGTTTCTATTACACTTCCTTGCGTATTATATACTACACATGCTGTTGTTCCTTCTGACGTTGGTATTTTTGAAAATTCAGCGACAAATATGTCATTCTTAATTATTGGAACTTTATAATATGTAAACCAACCTCCGGCGTCTTTTAGTGTTCCATCTGTTTTTAGACTTTTATTTGTGTTTTTTAAATCATCAACTAAAGTTATTTCACGTCCTTCTTTTTCCAATAAATTTATTTTTTCCGTTGACGCAATATTTGTTTCTAATTTTACCCACTTTCCGCCCTTATTTGTCAATATAGCTATTTCGTTGTTTAATTCTATTGCATTAAAATTAGAATATACTCCATTTGTCCCTGCGATATAAAACACGTTTTGGTCGGGTGTTCCCGGATTTGTTGTTGGCTTTGCGATACCTGCAAAAGTTGCATTATATCCAACCGTTGAAATAATACTCAATAAAGTGTTTTGCAGTATTGCTCCGGTAATTTCTTGGTTCCCATTTGTTTTAATAACATCTGAAACCGCTTGTTTTAGTTGTTCGTAATTTCCCATAATCTAATTAATTTAATTGTTGTCAAAATCATTATTGAAATCGCCGTTAAAATCTCCTTTGTTAGCTGTTATATTATAGCCACGTCCTATTTTCTTGACTACGGTATTAGTTTTAAATTCAATTTCAACGCTTGCCAAATCTCCTTGGGTTTGCCATTTTGGGGTAATTAAAAACGTGTCGCAATCGTATTCCCTGCCGTATTTATCCGTTATATGAATGTAATCTGCCATACGGATAAAACGCATAACGTCGCAAAGAAATTCCGGTGCCAATATCGTACATTTAAACGTTTTGACTGATATTTGTTTTTCCGGAAAAAAATACCCGTCCCGTTCTTCGCCATCCTCTTCAAATTCATAATCCGGCTTTCCCAACTCTGTACAAAGGTACAACGTATTTTTGAAATCCGGGTTTTTATATACTATTTGTCCGGCATCAAATACCAAATTTTCCATGTCCCACCATTCAATTTTAAGGTACCCGGAAACATCTTGTACGACGGTAAACATTTCTGAATACCACGTTTGTACGCCATCAGATAACCGCAAATAATAAATTCCGTCAAACTGATTTAACGGCATGGGTAATATTGCCGGGTATAATATTACATCATATCCCAACGACTGAAACCGGACAACTCGCAATCCGGTTTCCCTCATGTATGTTGTTATATTTGCAATTTGTTTTCCGGTTTTATCATATAGAATAACAGACGTAACAGAATTTGAACGGGTATTTCTTATTATCTGAAACGGCAATAATCTATCAGCCGGTGCGAACAATGGGTATATTTGCCCGTATGCGTAACTTTTACGGTGGTTCTGTTCATTTATTGACGTGTACCACGGTAAAACGCTTATATTGTTATTCTGTATCATATTTCAACGTTGCTTTAATGTTTCGACTACACAAATTTACTGAAAGTTTATCAACTTGACCGTTACCAACATACGTTTTAACTAACTGCATCGGGTTTGGGTCTGTGGTTCCTGCCGGGAAATTCAATGTTTGTTTCTTTTTACGTTCCAATCCTCCCATAGCATAATATGGGGAATTATTTATTTTGAAATTCCGTGCGGGCATATCATAAACCCAATATGTCGGTTGTATATTGATAAACGCTAAATATCCATTTTGCAAAAAATATTCTACGCCATCAACGGTTTGTCTTGTGAAAGGCAATTCCAATTGTCCGCCGCCGGACGGCGTAACTGCTGCAAACAATGCGAATCCATCGGAACTAATTGCACCGGGGTTTAACAACATCAAATCTATGTCAGACGTAAAATTTGATATGTTAATTTCTTCAATTTTCCCGGCTGTTACATATTTGGACGTAATTTCTATTGGTAAACCCTCAAATGGTGTTGTTACATCATCCATCCACTCAAATTGATAACGTTCCGGCATTTCTACTTTGTCAAATGAATATTCAGACGTTGCAAAAGCTAATTTTTTGCCGTTCCTAACGTTTTCTAATTGTGTTAAATCATAATCAATAATCGGGTTATATCCATACGAACCGCCATTTCTAAACCAACTTACCTGTTCAATTTTAAATTTTCCGTCCTCAATATACCAATAACATTTGTAAATATCCCGTAACATCGTCATAATCTGTTGTAATGTAATCGGGGCTTTTTGCGCCGGGGTTTTATATTCGCCATTAATGATATTACTTTTCTGACTTATTAGCAACTTAAATGACCGCCCGGAAATAGGATTGTTTTTGTTATAAAGAAATTGGCTGTATTCCGGCGTCGCTTCATGCGTTATTCCGGGCGCAAATTCTTTTAATAGCACATTGATACATGACGACAATGTAAACGCATCACGCAAAGTATATGCTTTTCGGGCTTTTTCCTCTAATATCCAATCCATCAGATAAAACCCAAACCATAACGACGCATAACGCCACGTTGACCGGGCGATTGGATAAAACGTTTGTCCATATATGGAATAAGGCGGCTCAAAATACTTTCCACTGTCGGCTAATCCCCACTCGGTCGGCGTATCTGAAAAATTATTAGATATAAATGCCACGTCGATTGCGTAACCAATTGCCCGGCGGTAATTTCTATTATTATCTACAATATCATCGGACGACAACGGGTATGTATCTAAATCGTCTATTTTATCAACATCAACCAAATATCGGGCGTATATATTATAACTTTTCATATCGGCGTGCATCGTACCCGTTGCTCCGGAACCCTCAACGGCGGTTAAATCAAATTCCAACGTATCAAAAGGTTCTTGCGTTATCTTTGTATACCGGAACATTGCCACATCATCAGAACGGCGGCGTATCTCAACACCTGCTAGCCCAATAGGTAGCCCACCCGCAACTAGTTTTTGTGCAATATGGATATAATAATTTACATTTAATTCCGGGTATAAATCTCCCATAAATTCATCAGGACTTACACCCGTCGACATCCGCCCACTATAAAGCCCGGATATTACCGCCGGGGAACCTTGCGACGTAATTTGTATTTCTTTCAAAATATTACATAGTGCAAAATGATAGGTTTGTATTAATGCGTTTTGGTCAGTCGTGGCGTTTGCGTCTTGTTCCCAATTCGCGCCGCCCAAAAAGCACGAAACAATACTATCTCCGGGAACGTATATTTGTATCAATGGGCGTTTTCTTATTGTAAGAAATTCGATTTGTGGGGCTAACTCAATTAAATTGTATTCCCTTTCCAATCCTGCCAAAACGTCGTTGTATTGGTCTATTGTTTCCGGCTGTACCGTAACCAATTTATCATCATCATTAAACGTACAATCCGTTTTCATAAACTTTGCTTTATAGTATTGATTGTATGTTTGTCCCCAATCATCGCTTTTTTCGATATATAGGAAAAATTCAGAATCAAACGGGGCGTTATTGATAATATCGTAATCAGCACGGACAAAGTTTATTTTACCGGACAATTTAGCCCGGTAAAACCTTTGATTTGTTTCCAACTCATAATCCAACGTTAAATCATCCTTATAATTGGGGCGGACGGTTTGTTTGGTTCCGTCCTCCCCTATCTGCAAAAAGAATCTATATTTTGGTGTCATAGTCTTTTTATTTTACGTTTCAAATTCTTGTAACTTTCAATCGTATTTCCGTCGCCATCCACGTAAACCCGTCGTCGGTTCTGTTCCTTAATTTCCCTTACATCATCCGACAAATTGCGTAAATCCGGGCTTTGTCCGGTAACGTTTAACGTCAAACCGTCTCCGTCTGAATAGGATTTTAAATACTTGTGTGCAAATGTACCATTGTTTAGCGAATTGATAACGTCCGGTATTATCTTTCTGAAACGGCGTGAACTTCGTTTATTTATCACGGCGAAAAATTCGCCTCCCTCGGCACGCCGGCGGGTTCCGTCCGGTTTCGTTCCTAAATCAATATCATTTCCGCTTTGGTGCGAACCGCCCTCCAAAAGTTCAACGGTACCGTCGCCGTATGTTTCCGTTCCTCCGGTTCCTCCGGTCTGTTTTGCCAATTGCGCCGCCTTGATTTTAGACGCTGCAAAACTCGCCCACATTACGGCAATTGCAGGTATTGCAAACGGGAAACCTAATTGCGACCATATCAGCGCCGTTGCTGTTACCATGTTTCCGATTTGCTGCAATGTTTGTATTGCTGCCTGCTGTTTTTGCGCTTTCTGTTGTTCTTTCAACGCTTTTTCTTGGTTTTTCTTTGCCAAATCCAACTCCTTTTGCGCTTGTACAACATTATTGGCGTACCCGTTTGCCCTTGCTTCCAATTCTGCATCCAACGCCGATTGTGCGGCGGAAACCTCTTTATCCGCTTGCTCAACGGCTGCATCTGCTGCGGCAACACGTGCCGCCGTGAATGTATTTAACGCATCCAATGCGTATTGCATAGACGTATTAATTGCCTCTTTTTGGTCGTCGTCCAAATTAAGCCCAAACAAACCGTAAATGTCTGTTCCTCGTTCCTCCCCTTTGGATTGCTCAATTTCTTGGTCTATTTTTTTAATAGTGTTTTGAATTGTTTGTACCTCAACATCAGACAATTTATTGGCGGCTTGCTGATTTAATTCTAAAACCTTTTGCAAACGTTCCTTTTCTGCTTGCAAACGAAATTGAGTTTTCCGGGCTTCTGAATTTCTCAACAAATCAAACTCCGATTGTGCCAACGCTTGTTGTTGGTCGAATATCTGTAATTGCGCTTGCAAATATTCGTCCGCAATTCCGGCTCCCTTTGCGTCAAAACTTGCATTAATCGCCGCGGCGTCCTGCTGTTGCCCGGTCGGTTTCTGTTGGTTCTGTAATAATGCGGTTTGTCTTTCGTTTTCCAACAACTGCATCCGCAATTGTTTTTCCTGCTCGCTTCCCTCTTTGACTGCTTGCAAACGTAATTCAATGCTTTCTTTCTGTAACGCTAATTCCTGCAATTGTCGGTCTTGTTCGATTTTCAATAACGCCTCGGTTTGTTGCTGTTCCAACGCCGTAATTGTGGCGTTTATCGCTTGACGTCCGGTTTCGTTCAAATCCTTTTCGGTCTGCAATTGGTGTTGTAAATCCTCAATTTGGCGGGAATACTGATATTGCGTTTGTTGGCGACGCTTTGCCCATTCGTCGGTTTCCAACTGCAATTGTGCATCCTGCAATTTTCGGGTTGCTTCCAAATTCTTTTTATATGCCGCTTCAATTTGCTTTGCTTGTTGTTCTGCTGCCTTTTCCGCATCGCTTTTACCCCTTGGCGTTACGGTTGGGTTCTGTGTTGTTACGGGTTTGTTCCCGGTCGGTTCTTTTGGCGTATCTCCTACGGAAACGGGGATTGTTATCGGCTTTATTTTCTTTTGCATATCATCCAACCCCTCTTTGAAATTTTGGGTAATGTCCTTTACTTGTGCTTTTACCAAATTTCCGTATGCGGCTGCATAATCTGACAACCCTTTTTTAACGTCGTCAAAATCCAACGTAAACGCTCCCTTTAATGCGGTTCCGGTTGCTTTGACAATATCAATAAAGAATCCAAACAAATTTCCCAACGTGTCAAATGTGGTTTTAAATCCGGCAACTATACCGTTCCAAATGGCACGTATCAAAACACTTTCATTGTACAACTCAATAAAGTAATTGACAACATCAATAACCCCTTTTATTATCGCCGTCAATCCTTGGTTAACAAAAACTTTTGCCTGCGTTGTCAACGTTTCAAAATTCCATCCGGTTGCGTCAAACAACCCGGATAATGCGTTTTGCAACTCAATTTGGCTTTGCAATTGTTCCTCCTGCAATTGCGCCAAAACTCCGGCTTTCCCTTTTACTTCATCCATGTTTGTTGAAATATCTTTCAACGTGCGCAAATACTGCAATCCGGCGTCCTCTCCGGGCCCCCCGAATATATCTGCAATTGCAGCCCCGACCGTTGCCGCATTATCCGGCAATTCTGCCAATTTTGCGGAAACGTCTTGTATAACATCGAACGTTGTTTTGGTTCCGGTCTGCAATTCTTTTTGAACTTGTTCCGACGAAATACCGATACCGTCCAAAGCCGCCGCCGTCGCCGTCGTCATTTCACGCAAACGCAAATTTGCCTCCTTAATTGCGTCAACGCCTTTGTCTGAAAAGATACCCATTTTGTTTGTTTGGGTAACAATTGCAACAAATTGGTCTGCTGATATTCCCGCCTCTTTGAAATATGCCGGGTATTCTTTCAACGTGTCTAAAAATTCCCCGTTCGCATCGCCTCCGGCTAAAAACCCATCCTTAACCAATTGCAATGCCTCATTTGCAGAAATACCAAATTGTTTTGATAATGCGTTTGTTGCAATCAATGTTTCCCGGAAATCTGCGCCGAACGAATCTGCGACGGCTTGCACCTCATTTCTAAACGCTTTCAAATCATCGCCACTTTTCCCGGTAAATTGTTGCGTCAATCTCGTTGCCTCAACTAACCCGGCGTTATAATCGTACCACCATTTAAACGCCGCACCCGCCGCCGCAATTCCGGCAATCGCCAAAAAAACCGGGTTTGAAAGTAATCCCAACAAAGTTTTTCCCAATGCTTTTGCCCCGTCGCCAATAGCTGTAAAAACGGCTTTACTTTCAGCCCCGCCACGTCCTAACGCCAAAAGACTTTCGCCAAATGCGCTATTTAAACCTAACGTTTCTTTTAATTTGTCGCCATACGCAATAATTGCGTCGGACGCCTCCGTATAATTTCCGACGTTCAATTGAAATTTCCCGGTTGCTTCCTGCAAACGTTTCATTTCTTCGTATATTTCTTTGGTTTGTGCAACCAATTTTCGCCCCTCCTCGGTGTTTTCCCGTTCGGCTTTAGTCATGTTGTTTAAATAAATCTTATTCAATGAATATTGCGCCGATAAACGGTTATAACTACCCTCGGCGGATTGATTTATTTTCACAATCAGTTTATTAATTTGGTTCGCTTCCTGCTGTGCCAATTTTAACTCGGCTAACTTTTTGGCGTTCTCGCTTTCTGCAAACGCCAAATCACGTTGCGCACGTGCCAAACGTTCCGCATCGTCTGCGGCTTTTTTGGTTGTCTTTCGCCCGTCCTCCGTTGCGCCGGAAACCTTTTTCAGAATCTCCGCCAATTGTATTGCCTCGGCTTTGATATTTTTCAGCGCATTTGTATAGGTGTCCGAAAGTTCATCCAATTGTTTTATCAAATCTGTAATCGAATTATCCGGGCTTATTAAATCCGAATATTTGATTGGGTTGTTATTATCTGCCATACGCCGATTATTTAGTTATTTACGGGAAATTCCCCGTCTGTTGCATTTTCTTTTCTCAAATGTGTAATTTATCGCCTAAAAATAAAAACGCCGGAAATCGCCTTATTTTGCCCTTTTTTGCTTGTTTGCTTTTTTGGCTTGTTCCTTGATATACTCAAATGCGTTGTAATATTCCAAAACGGTAAATTTCTTTGGGTCAACATGCAAATTTTGGGACAATATCAAACACATATTTTCAAATTGTCTGTCATGCCTAATTTCCACGCTTTCCGAACCGGTAAACGTCTGCGGGTTGAAATAGGTTATCAACTCCGCCGTAATGTCGTCAATCTCTTTTGCGTCCGCCTCGGTTGCCCGACCGTCTATTATTGTGCGTAATACAACAATCGTTCTTTGTTTCAATTTATCGTAATACTCTTTCAATGTCGCATCATCGAACAACCGGGGAAAATACAAACGCAATTCATCGTCTATTTTTTTTTTAACCGCTTCCAAATGGGCGGTTATCTCTGAATTTGCAACGTCTTTAAAAAGACTGATTGTTTGTTGCAATCCATCATCTGACAAATCATTTCGTGGTTTACCATTTATTGATTTAACCAACACGGCAAAAGCCAAATGCCGGGGGGAAACCTCGGATTGAATGAAATATATGTTTTGGCGCATATTTTCCAACTCAACGGTTGCCATGTTTGGCGTTGGGCTGTTCAAATAACGTATTACCTTTTCAATATGTCGGTCAAAATCCGATAAATCAGAACCAACCCCGGCGTCAACCAAAAGCATTTTGTTATACTTGTGGAAACGCAACATCGGCAATTCGTCTATACTATCATACAACTCAACGTTCATTCCTTTTATTTGTACATTCTTCATAATAAAACACGTGTTATCATTGTACTACAAAAGGGAACGCCCAAAAATGCGGGGTTCCCGGTAAATATCAACGCAAAGAAACAAATCAGAACGCACGTCCACCACGACAAACAGAAATCGCAATTAAACATCTTTGAAAAGAAATCGTTCCCGTGAATCTGTACCCATTCAATGACGCCCCATTTGCGTAATAACGTCAGCACAAAAGCCGCTATTAATGCGACAACAATAATGTTATAAATAAAATGTTCCATATCCTACAATTTACATGTTTCTCCAATACTCAATTCGCCCTCAAACCGGAATCCGCCGAACGGGTGCATTAAAAATTGGTTTTCTATTTCATCCAACGAAAAGCCCCTGTAAATGTTTTCCGCCAATTCGTACACTTTGTTTATTCTGTAACTTCCATTTCGCACCAAAAAACCGCCGTTCAAAACGTCCAATATTTGCCGCTTCAAATCCTCTTTGTTGCGTGTGCTTGCATCGTTGTATATCTTTCTGTAATCAAACCAAAAGATAATCGAAAACGCCGTTTTTATCCCAATATCAGCGCCGGGTTCCCAACTTATGTTTTGCGGGTCGTCAACCCAAAAAAAACAGAAATTACCAATATTTGCATCCGGCGTTACTTCCATATAATCGTTATTGCCGGAATAAACATTTGGCGTATAATATCGCTTTTGGTTCCCGTTGTATTTAACAAGTCTTTCCGCCCTGCCAAATGCAAAATCCAACCACGGCAAATTATCAACCAATCCGTTTTGCATGTTTCCAATTATCCGGTCTAACAATTCCGGGTTGTCAATAACCGGGGCTTTTACATTATTTGCCATAAATTTGTTTTTTTGTTTCTGCCATTAAATCCGGGAAAATATATTTCCAAATCAATATTGAAATATTTTCGTCGGTTAAACCCAATATTTGACGACCGTATTTTTTTATTAAATCCTCTGTTTTAAAGTCAGACGCTTTAATTTCAAATTGTTTGTCGCCAACCTCTAAATAAAAACTACTTTCAAAATCTCCCTCATCCCGTAACGTTACCCGGTTTGTCGGCTGTCCCTTAGCCTCTTTAATTGCGATTGTTACGGGGCTGTATGGTGCATAATCCGAAATTTCGACGCCCAAACGGTTAATACCTTGTTCAAACAATTGTTCCTCGGCGTTCAAATCAACTATATATGCCTCATTGTCCCATATAATGTTTTGTATTATCCGCCCGGACGTCAAAGCCTCGTTGAAATCCGCAACCCTTTTTCGCAAATCGGTTATCCGTTTCATAAATACAACTTTTACATGAAATTATATACAACTTTCCCTTTGAATTATATAATTACACGGTTCTGTATCTTACCCCACGGTTATTGCAGGCTAAACAGATACGGTCTAACCCTTGCGTATCTATTTGCAACGCCTCATAAGACTTTTTAAGGTCGTAACCTAAACCGCCGGGACGAACGCCGGACGTGTTGCCGTCCAACTCATACAAAATATCCATCCGGGTTGCGTTTGATTGATTGCGGTTAACCCTTACGTTGGGGTTCATTGCCAACGTCCGCAATGCAATTGCAGCAACTTGTCTTTGTATTACCGTTTGGAAAATCTGCCTTTGGGAAATAATGAAATCCGTTAAATCGCATCCAATAGTAATTTCGCAATTCAGCCCGTAATTTTGGGTTCGTGTGTACATCGTGTATGCAATATCCCACAACTCCGGGTATTCTGCGAACGTTTCCGGCGCATTATACATAAACGGCGTTACTTGCAAATACTTTGTCAATTCTCGCCAAACCTCAACGGAACCAATGTTGCACGTTCCGCACGGCTCCCGGCTCCAATCCTTTGATACGTTAATTGCTTCCATTCCGGCGGGTAATTCGTCTTGATTGTAGCAAAGGAACCACGACCCCCCGGCGTTGTTCTTGTCGCTTATATACGGCAAATAACAATCAGTTAACGGGAACCACTGAAAACCGCCATTTGTAACGGTAAAATTCAAATCAAAAGTCTTTATTGGGTCTATCTGCGACGAATGAAACAAATACATTCTAACAACCCCGGTTCCCCCGGTCATTTGCAAACCTATCTTTTCAATTTTCGCCGTCACTCCCATTGCACGAACCGGGACAATTTCAAATCCTACCAACTTATGATTGTTTTGCAACGTCGCCCGTATGCGTCCGGCACCATCAAAGAACGTTTTTCGCTCCAACAAATTACGTGTTTCTTTGTCTAACTGCTTAATCTGTGTAAACGTCTGTATTGCGGTCGCAATTCCGTTTCGGGTCATTCTCTCCAAAAAGTCCGTCAACATATTATACGGTTTCCAATATGGGTTTCCGTAATCCTCCCGGCTGTAATCATTATTAAAATCGCTTGCCGTTGGTTCCTCTCCGGTGTTGTCAATTTTAGCAATCCAAACAATACCGTTATGGCTCACTTTCTGCCCGGCTTTGTACGGCAATATCATGTTCCATTCCGGGTATTGCAGCCCCCAATCATCCGGCATAATCGCCGCCATACTATCCAACGTCAAAAGCGGGTGCGCACCTTGAAAATACAACCCGCTTTCCGTTTCAGTCATATAATTGTCAATTGCCTTTGCCGGGTCGTATGATTGTTCCCACCCGACGACGTGTAATAATGCGTCCTGTATTTCTTTAAGTCTATACATCTGCGTTTGAAATAAATAAGGGGGCGGGGATAACCACCCCGTCCCCTCGGTTAAATAATTGTTCCGTTTTCCGGCTTATGCGCCTGCACCTCCGGCGGGAAATTCCCCGGCGTTGGTTACATATACAGGCATACCCAAAGGTACATTTTCCGCATGTGCTGCAATCTGCGCTTTGATAATCGGATTTGCAACGGTTGTTGGGTTGCTGTTGTAAGCAATTACAAACGCAACGTCTGCGCTAAATCCAAAATATTCTTTCACGTTGCACGTCATATCGGCACTCGCTGCGCCTGCTGTCTGTGACTGGTCGCCAACTGCTGTGTAATAGTGCGAACCAACGGGCAAATCAATGTACGGCAAACGTACAACGTCCCATTCGTGGAAATTCGCACGGGTGCGGTTCAACGCCTCACGGTCAACACGTGTTAAAACGCCAACGTTACCATCCTCTACGGCAAAGAATGTGCCGTTTTTGCTAGCTTCATTTACGACGTTGTTTGTATAATGGAACACTTTATTTTCGTATTCCATACGCTTGTTTACGTCGTTATAAATACCGTGCTGTGCCAATTTTTTAATAAGGCTGTCAATTCCGGCGTTACCTACGACGTGAACCAAACCCGGATAACAATTTGCACGCATAATCGGGTTAATATCGCCCATAATTTCGGTTGCCATCTGCGTTGGAACCTCAATAACGTTTGCAGCGAAATTGTAATTCAACTTGTCTTTTAATACTTGGGTTTTTCCTGCCTCCAACGCTGCAACGGCTGCTTGGTCTAACGAATTTGCAAACGCTCTGCAAACCTTTTCCATTTTGCGGTTGAAATCGTGGTCATACGAAATTTCGTTGTTCATATACAACGTTGGCACCATTGTAAAGCCGACGGAATATGTCGCCCAAACCACGGTATAAAGTGCGGACGTGTTTTCATCGTCCGGGATAACACACGTACGAACGTTGCTAACCGTAACGTCGCCATCGTAATTGATAACCGGAACTTGTACCGTATTTCCGATTGAGGCAAACGCACGTTCACGCAATTTCGGGGACAAAATGGAATTTCCGGCGTTGGTCTGTTCAATGAAAAAATCCAATGCGCCATACTCGCACGGGCGGGTCATATTACGGTCTAACTCCGGGTTTTCTACTCGCCAATTCTGTAATCTTGTTGCAATTAAACTCATAGTCTTTTTATTTTAATTTGTTATTAAATGCGGGTTTACCCATTACCCGGTTATCTCTCCGGCAATTTGTTAATACTATTTTCCTGCCAAACCTTTCTCATATCTTCGTCAAACTCTTTGGAACCTACCGTTTTACCTTGCGCCATCAATTGTTTTGTAATAAGTTCGTACGCCTCTGATTGCGTTTTGGCTCCGCTTACGTCCAATGTAATTCCGCCGCCTCCGGCACCGCCTGCGGGCGTTTTTGTGCCGCCTCCTGGCTGTTGTCTTTGCTGCTCCAATACTCCCATCGTTTCCAATTCTTTTGTCAGCAACTCGGCGGGCGTGAATGGGTTCAACTGATTGTTTGGATTGCGCATAATTGCGCCGCTTGCATCTTTGAACGCCAAAACCTTTCCGCCGTTTCCGTCGTCTATATATTCCGGGTTCATGCCTTTTACTTTTTCGCTCGCCTGCGCCAAAATAACCTTTGTTACGCTTTCCGGGAATCCTGCTTTGAATTTAAGCCCGGCGGCGGCTGTCTGCAATGCGTTGTCAATTCTTACTCCGAACAATTCTTTTTCGTGGTTTGCCTTTTCTGCCTCATACTTGGTTGTCAAGTCGGTAAACTGCGTTGTCACGTTCTGCAAATCTGCTTTTGCCTGCTTCAATGCTTTCACGGTTTCCGCATCTGCCGCACCATCGGCAATTGCCTTTTCTAAACGGGCTCTTTCCTTGGTCAATGAATCAATCTGCGATTGCAGCCCGGTTGCGCCATCGGCTTTTGTTTTCATTTCCCCCATTACACGTTTTGCGTAATCATACGTTTTTTCGGTTCCATTTTTAGCGATACCGGAAACCGCCAAAATATCGGCATCCAAAGCCCCGTAAATTTCGCCCGTTTTCTTGGCAATAACGCTGTTTTCGTCATTCTGCGATAATGCTGTTATCGCTGTAATCTGTTCGTCAGACAATCCCGACAAAGCCGTATTTGCAACTAAAATTTCTCTCGTTAACATAATATTCTTACCCTTTGAATTAATTAAGTGCGATTGCTTCTACTTTTCCGCTGTTTGCGTTAATAATATCAATTGTGTATTTGGGGGAATCCCCGGTTGTGTCAACCAACCAACTAACAACACGTGCATGGCTGATTTCCTTTTCAACCTCTTTTGTTACCAAAATAACGTCGGTAATTGTTCCGCCCTCAATACATTCAATCAACTTTTTCTTTGTGTCGCCGTCCAATGCTGCGGCGGTTGTGGCTACTTCAATAACCAAATTGTCTTGCTGTGCAATCTGTGCCATATTCGTAATTTTTAATGGTTAAACATTCTCGTTGTTTTCCGGGCTATCGCCTGCCGCTTCCTCTGCTTCTGCTGTTTTTTCGGCTTTTGGTTTTCGTCCGGCTTTCTTTGGTTCTGCTGGGATAACTCCGGCGGCTGTCAGTTCTGCAATAATTTCGGCTTTCATTTGTTCACGTTCTGCCGCCTTTGCTTCTGCTGCCGCCTTTGCTGCTGCTTCTGCCTTTGCTCGTTTGCTGGCTTCAATCTTTTCTTTGTTCGCTGCCTCCCAAACGTTCGGGTCGTGCATAATGTCAACTTTATAACCCATTTTTCGCAAATTGTGCAATCCGAATGTTTCAAAGAACTTTTTTCCGAAAACCTGCATACGTGGTCGTGAAATTCTTTCGCCCGTTTCTTGGTTGAATTTTACAACCTCAATACGACAATGATAAAAACTTTCTTCCCCTTTTGGAACAATGAAATTTTCCGGGGTAACGTCCAACAATCCGACGTCCTTTGTTTTACCCTCTGTTTCTGCTTTCACTCGCATAATCATAAATTTTTTTTGTTATTACTTCAATTTTCTTGGAAAATGGTATTTGGCTGCCAAATTCCAAAACGTTTGTATTCTCACGTTCAAACCTACGCACAAAATTAGCGAAATTCAATTTAATGCGCAATTCATCCTCGGTAATTAGCTGTTTTTCGTACAATTCCAATACTTCCGGACGTGTCAAATGTCGGTACGGCTCCAATTCTGCCAACACTAACATACGTTGCATTTGTATTGGGTCGTGTCTGTACTCCGTTTCGATAATCTGATTTTGTAGCGCATCCAATTCCCCCTCGCTTGCTCCGCTTTCTTTCGCCATCTTATAACGTTCTCGCAATTGGGTTGCATCAGACAAATAAAACTCGGTGCCATAATTGATTTTTGCCGAAACAAACATTGTTCCATAACGCAAACGGCAAACGGTTTCATCAACGAACTTTTGCGCCGCCTCAAAGCCTTTTTTAACCCGGTTTAATACCGTGTTTTGGCTTTCAAAATTGGCTTTAATTTGCTGTTCATTTAATGCGTCACGGGTTGTTATTTCCTCGTTGGTACCAACAACCGCCGTAATTATGTTTGTACGCAACCGTTCTTCCTCGCTAACGTTATAATCCAAACTATTACGGTCAACGGTCAACATCTGAACCGGGTTGCGCAAATCCGGCTGTTTGTCGCCGTCCGGTACCGGAATTTCAATGAATGAACCAACCCCGACAATTCGTTTATCTCCGCATTTCGGGCAACGCATCAATAAACCCGCTTGGTCCAATTTATAATAGCCTTGTTTATCTTTCAAAAACCCGCCGTCGCAATAATCGCCGTTTTCGCCGTTCGTAAAATCGCAACTTTGTTCATATCCGGAATAAATCGGGTACGACCCGTACATATCCAAATTTTTCTTTGATAAATGATAAAAAAGGAACCAATCTAAACTTTCCAACTCGGTTGTTAACGGGGACGCCTTAACGTCCGGTTCTCTCAAACTCAATGGTTCGTTCCAAAAAAAACGTGCTGGGCAATATCCCAAATCGTGCGGGCTATCAATCAGCAATTCGCCAATATTGCCTTTTTCCTCGGTAAATACCCGGTATCGTTCATCGTCAATTACGGCAATACGGTTGTCGTCCTGCCGGAATATTATCCAATGCATAACGCCCGTTGTTTTGTCTGCCTTGTATGAAATAACGTGTTCTATTGGCAACCAATAAAAGTACGGTTGCGGGTAATTATCGCCGGGGGATTGCTCTTTTGGCAAATCAACAATTAATACGCTGTTTATTTCGGTTTTGAAATATTCCCATCCCTTTGTGCTCCAAATTTCGGGTTCTTTCAATACGTGTAGTCTGTAATACTCCCAATCGTCCCTTTGTTCGCTGTTCATAAACTGATAATTGAACGCCGGGTTACGACCGTCAAAAATGCGGCTCAACTTATCAAAACAAACGCCCGTTACCTCGTTTGTCTTTACGGGGTAACGGAACAATGTTTTGAACACTTTGAATTTGTCTGCGGGTATAAGGTTTGAAACATAAGCCAAAAAATCGGTCACGGGTTGCGTAATGTATGGCGTCAACGCCTTTTCCGCATGAAATCGTATGCGGTTTTGGTGGTAAATCGCCCTACTTATCGCCGCTTTGTTCCGTGGCTCCGTTATCTGCTTTTTTATTTCTCTTATATCTAAGCCCATTTTCTTTGTCAAATTCAAATTTACTATTTTCCGGTAACTGCCAACCGCCGTTATTTGGCATTTTTAAAAGTCTTTCGGCGTGGCTAACTTCAAAATCTCGTGTCGTTTTCAATGTTTCATTTTCCAACGTCACTATTGTTTGTTTACCCTGCTGCATTTTTTAAGTCTGTTAGCGGGTTAAAATCTTCCGGTACGATAATAGCCAAATCATCCGACCAATTAGGTAAAAACGACCATTGTATTGCGTTGCTATCGGGTGCCTCAAATCCTCCCAATGTTTTATCCCCGATAAACAAAGAACGAATTGGAATAGGATAATGCGTTGTTGCTGTTGTCGGGTCTTGCAATGCACCAATTGCGCCGTTTTCATCAAACAAATAAACCCCCAAATTTTGGGAATCGCTTTCACATTGCAAATCTTTCAATGCTTTAATCAGTGATTGCGGCATTTTACGCATAACCGCCGTAAATGGGGTTGGCTCACGTCCAATAATTTCTTCAATACCGCCCAACGTTTCGTTTCCTCCGCCGAACGTACGGGGTGCGCCTGCTTCTGCTGTCGGTGCTTGGATATACGGGGAGACAACAACTTTCGTGTCGTCCTCTGCCGATAACAAAGGCGTCCATGACGCTTTTTTCCCAATACCCGCCGTCGTGGTAAATGAATTTTTTTCTCCGGTGCTTTTGTGCAATCTCTGAAACGCTACTTTCTGAATCTGTCCGAAACTCTCGGCACACGTAAAGTTTGGAATGTTTGGCAACGCTGCTGCTGCCGGGCATTTACAAATCGCCATACTCTTTAAATTTTTAACGTTAAAACTAAATTTATAATCTCCGGGGCTATCCCTTTGCCCCTTTCTTTTTGCAAAGTTATAATATTTTCCGGTCAATTTCTTGCATATATGGAATTTATTGTTAGTTACGGCGTGTAATACCCTTACATGCGGCATTGTATGGCTTAACATTACCGTCCGCCAATTCCTTTTCATAAATTCCGGTTAAACCGTCCTCCGGGTCGTCATGGGTATTTGCAGGAAAATCACGCAAAAAGCCGGTCAAATGTTCGTGTATCTTTGGAAAACGTTGTTCCCATCCAATCGGCATTATTATTTGTGCATTTACCATCGCTGAATTTGTTATAATACGGCTTTCCTTGTTTGCCCCTTGATAAAATGGTTCTGTTACTGCTTTTATCTTTTTCCTTATAACCTTTTCAAAGCCGGAACCGCCGTTGTTACTTTCAATCCATGCTTTTTGCGTTCCGCATCTGTTTATCATTTCCGGGACGGTAACGGCTGTTATTTCCGTGTTTTCCTGCGTAAATACCATGTCAGTAATTAGCGCATACAGAATCGGTTCAAACCGTTTCTTTTGCTCGTTCCATGCCTCATTACCGGATTTGTAAACGTCATAACATGCCGAAAATGTAAAGTCGTCGCCCTCGTCTGCAACGTCTGTGTAATTGCCACTACGTACATACGTCCCCCATTCGGATTTGTCAACGTATGTTCGGAACGGGTTCCGGTACAATTTACCCTCTGCGTTTCCGGGGTTGCCTTGATACAAACATTGAAATTGTACGGGGTCTAACGCTCTTTGTCCCTCCAATTTTGCCCGGCTGTGTCGTCTATCCCATAACGCCGCCCCCGGTTCCCGTGGGTCAATCTCTGTTGGCTCCCCGGTTTTCAATCCCTCAAAGTTAATGCGTACCCATGCGCCCGCCGGAATGTTCTTTACATCGTCCCAACTTTTAATCTCAATTACGGTTTCCCCGCTTTTTTCAATACGTCCAATCAAATCATCATCATGCCAACGGGTAAACACAATTAATTCTTGGGAATCATTATGCAAACGGGTACGTACAACGGTCGTGTACCATTTCCACGCCGCATTACGTACAATCGGGCTGTTGCCCTCGGCATAATCTTTGTAAACGTCGTCCAAAATAGATACATCAACCGTTTTTGACGTCAAAGAACCGCCACGACCGACAACACGCAACAAACCCTTATGCCCAACCATTTCTATGACGTCAGAATTTCGTAAATACGTATTAGCCATTGTTACGACGTTGGAACCGTTCAAATACGTTTCCGGGAACAATTCCCGGTAACTTGGCGTATCAATTATTCTTTGAACATCACGGTTAAAATCTCTCGCAATCGTTGCAGCATAAGAACCTATACAAATCTTTTTGTCCGGATTTAAACCCAACATGAAAGCGGGCAACTTCCGGCTTGAACCCTCACTATTATGCGTAGGAATAAACGTATCTCCAACCAGATAGATACCCCCATCTACTTGGATGCAATTACCATAACCCAAGCCCTCCTTTCGTTCAATAGAAACAATAGCACGCTTCTTATTTATAGACAATTTCGTTATCTTCTTACGTTTTACTTTTGTCGGGAAAGTCATTGTAGGATTAAAACAGAGTTGATATACTATCTTCTTCCCTACTATTCCGCTACTACTAACCCTAGGTTTGAATTCACACACAACTACAGACTGACCTAATGAGCGTAATATAAATGCTGCATCGTCTATAATCCGCTTGTTTGTGTTGGATATGGTTATACGTCCGTTTCTGTGATACACATACCCATCTGTATCAATTAATCCAGCAATCACATTCTTGCGAACTTCAACTGAATTGTATTTATACATATCCGGTACGTGTTTATTCTTAATTAGTCCATTATTTTTTAGTAAAATATTCAATTCTGGGCTGTAAAACTTACGTGTTGTCGTGCCCTTACTTTCTTTGAACTTATATGTACTATTCCCTATTATTTCAACATCATTATTGCCAATGTGTATAATCCCACATGAGCTATCCCCATCTCCTAGCCACGCTCCTAAAACGTATGGGTCTAAATCTACATTCCGACTATCAAACATTACGCAAACATTGCTATCTACTTGGTATTTATATCGGCTTCCTCTTTTTCCATCTCCATTATATATTGTGGAGGATGCCATATGTTTCGTTTCTATAGTTTCCTCTTTCTGTCGAAATCTATTATACACCGTCCATTCGTGATTACCATGACATTCTATCTTTGCCCCATCAGAAAAAGAAACGACATATTCGCTTCTTGTTTTTTCTGACACCCATAATACTTTAACCGGGGTTCCATCCCTACCAAACACGTAATCCCCTACAATTAAATCACCATGTTTTTTTATCCCTTTAGTGGTAGCAACTATCTGATTATCGGATATTTCCTTACCATGTTGAGGGGGCATTTGCACAATCATTTTCTTTATTTCGCCGTGGGCGAATTTATCCAACAACGTATAATAAACGACGTGAAACGGTTCCAATGCTAAATCCGGTTGCATATACCGGGCAAAGTTTATCAGCCTATTGCGTGACGCCGCTTTTACTAATTCCCCGGGATTGTTTTTTAGTGCGGCGTACATTTTAAGTAATTGTTCTTTATCCATTTTGTTTAATTCTTAAAAATATACCATATATTTTTGTCTTACCCCCGTATTTTTTCTGACTTAAAAACCGGAAATCTTAAAAAACGACCAATTTAATGTTTCATTTTCCATTTGTCGCACGCTTTTTCCTAACGTATTATACTGCGATTTTCGACAAACGGGCATTTTAAACAAATTGGGTTCCCGTCCATATCCAAATTTGAATGGTCGTAATAATATTTACCCCAACCACAATTCCCGCACGTGTGTACGGGTTTCGGTTCATCTTTTTTCTTGATATTATTCTTTGTTGTTCGTGCCATCGTCAATTACTCCTTTTTCTTCTTGTATTCTATTATATTCTCCTTGCTGCAATTTATCGGCAATTCCAAACAATAGGTCGTCGGGCAAATCCTCAAAACAATATTCGTGGGTTTGCTCTCCCGTTGCTTTTGTTTCCTGCGTTTCTACCTTTTGTTTGTTAACCCATTTTTCCGGCGCAACATTTGTCAAAGCAAAAATTAACGCTCCGGTATCCGGATGAATGTGCTTAACCTTTGATTTTTGGCTTTTAATTTTCGGTTTCCCGTTTGCATCGCTTACGTACTCCGTTTCTGTTTCTGTTACCTCATACCCCATCGCACGTTTCCACAATGTAGCCTCCAACTTTCCGGTTATCGTCGCTTGAAACTCTTCCTTTGATTTTTTAATGCGTTCCGAAAACTCCGGCTTCGCCTTTATCCAATCATGGAACGTACTATCTCCAATGCCAACTTTTTTGCACGCTAATTTTTGGCTATCCCCGTCCCGGATAAAACCGCAAATTGCCTCTACCGTCTGTTTATTATACTTTGCCATATTATCCTAATTTTACGGCTTTACGCCCGGTTAATGTTTCCCAACGGTTAATAATCACGTCGCAATAACGCTCCGTTAATTCCATCATATAACATTTGCGGTTTAATTGTTCGCACGCTATCATTGTTGAACCACTTCCGCCAAATAAATCCAATACCAACTCATTTTCTCGGCTGCTTGATTTTATTGCACGCCCGCACAATGCAATTGGCTTTGGTGTCGCATGTCCTCCGGTGTTTATCCTTTCTTCTTGCTTTGCCCTATCAAAATGCCATACATTATTCATGTTGTCGTGAGTATTATTGAAATATGCCCTTGAATCATAATATCCTTTTTTCAGTTCGTCATATTCTTTTTTCAGTTCGTCATATTCTTTTTTCAGTTCGTCATATTCTTTTTTAAAAGCCTCGTTCTTTATGTTTTTTTCTTTTCTCTCTATTTCTGCCTCATTACGCCATCTTTCATAAACTGATTTTGTAGGAAAACAAAATTGACTTTTTCCAGTCCAATGGTCAAATGACTTTGGGCTATGCCCTGCAATTGTTTTCATTTTTGCAACACTCCATCCCATTAAATCACGGGATTTATAGAGATAATTTCTTATTGGCTCCCAACCATCAAAGTAGTTATCTGCATTAGTGTTAAATCTTTGAACGCCCATCATTATAAACAAACACTTTTCGTCTGCTATTGGGTACATTCTGAATTCATTAGAATTTTGCCCCTGCCCATTTTTTTTATCCCATGTAATAAGATTGCGAAACGTGATTTTGTTTTCCCGTTGCATAGGTCTTAATATATTGGCGTAAATATCCATTAATGGTTCGTCTATACCCCAACAATACCAACTCCCATTTTCTTTAATGTTCTGAAATGAAATAGGAATCCAACGTTTATTAAAATCCAACAAATCATCAAAATTCAAACTGTCGTTTACAACGCCCTCTTTTTCTTTTTTCATTCCATACGGCGGGTCTGTAAAAACTAAATCGGCAACGGTTCCGTTCATCAGCCTTGCAACATCATCTTTGTTTGTGCTGTCCCCACACATAAGACGGTGTTCGCCTAACTGCCATATTTCGCCCGGTTTTACTCTTGGTTTGAGTTTTTCCGGTTCCGTGTAATTATCTTCCTCGGCTTTCTTTCCGGGTGCCTCGTTAAACCATCCTTTCGGGGTTTCAATGTTCCATGCTCTAATTTCGTCTTTGCTCCAATCTTTTGCAAGTTTTGCCCAATCGGTTTGTCCGGTGCTTTCATTATCTAACAAAGCCATACGGCGTAATTTGTCAACCGGGGTATCCTCCGGCAAAGCAATAATTGGCACCTCCTTACGTTTCAAAGCCCTTTGTGCTTCTAAACGTCTATTACCACCTATAACGACGTAACGACCGTTATATGGAAAACACAACGCCGCACGTGCAATTGTCATTTCCGGCAAATCCTCAATACTCTTTTCCAAATTGCGCTGCTTTGCATCCTCTCTCGTTCTCGGATTTTCCGGAACGCTGGGTATTTGTCCCTCGTTGTACTCTAATAATTCTATCGGTACAAACTGAATCTGAATTTCATTGTTATTTTTCATAAACTTTCTTTCTTTATGGTTTTTATTCCCCGGTTGATACTTTTATTGTCTTTTGTATTTTCGTCTCCCTACGGGGCTAATTTTGGCTTTCTTTCGTTCCGGTACCTAAACGGCAACGCCCCGGTTTAATTCCGGGGCGTTTATTATGCCTTTTACTTTCTTGGTTTCTTTCTAAATCTGTGTTTTTTTCCCGGTATCTCAATACGATGTATCTCAACACTTCCGCCAAATGCTTTTCCCAACTTTTCCGCAATGTCTTTTATACCCTGCGGAACCTCCGTTTCTATTTTCCCGGTTGCATCGTCGTTTATGTCTTTTAGCAATCCGGCAATCGCTGCTTTTTCCTCTTTATCCTTTGTAGTCTTGAAACGCTGAATCAGATTTGCAATTGGCTGCGTTCTCATATAATCAGCACATTTGAAACGGTCTTTGCAAATATTGCAATCATCCGGGTAATTGTGTTTTGCATCCTGCGAACTCTTTTCGTCTGCCTTTCTGAATTCGTGCCATTCGTCACGGCGGGCGATTGCTTCCGTAAATACCGCCATTGCATCAATACAAACTTGTGCCAAAATAAAATCCGGGGTATCTCTCATTTCCTTTTCTAAACCGTGCTTATTAATAAGTTCGGTTAGTTCTTGTTTAAAATCTTTTTTCATACGCTTAAACTTCTATATGTTCAATTTGTGGTAACTTCTTTATGTATTCCAACATCGCCGTTTTGCTTTCCTCGGTTTCGTCGGTTCTGTTTATTACCAACTGAATAACTTCCAAAAGATAATCGCTATCAATACACGCATTATCAACGTCGGTAATATTATACAATGGTTCCGTTATTTCCTTGACGGCTTTAAATGCTTCTTTTGTCAACTTTGCGGCTTTTTTGAATCTCATTTTTTCGCCCTTTTCAAAGCATTTGCCTAAATGGTTTAATTTATCATCAGCGTAAAAAACGCATGTATGTGCCATGTCCGCCAAAAGATACGCCGTATTTGTAAGGAACAACGCTTTTTTTCTTAATTCTTCTTTTTCTTCGTTTGTCATAGTCTTTTGTTAAAACGGTTCTCAAAATGTTTGTATTGTTCGGCGGTTTCCTGCTGCATATTACCGCAAACCGGGCTTTCCGGTTTGTTGTGTGGGTGTTTGCGCATAAATTCCGGGTTTTTCTCACGTCCTGCAATTTTAGTATATGCCATTTCCTGCAATTCTTTTTGGGAATATCCAAACAATGCTGCAATATGGAACAATACGGCGTTCAAATCTGCTAACTCGTCTATAATTTCCGACGTGTTTTCCGGTATTATTCCATTTACCAACATATCATCAGCAACAACAAACAATTCGTGGTATTCCTCTGTAAGTTTTAAAAATCTCATTTGAAAGTTTTTGCCGAAAAGTTTATTCATCTTTTCAAACAATCTCTTTTCGTCAAAGGTCAATCCGGCGGTATTGGCGTCTTTTTCTTCAAAATTAGCCATAAACGTTTGCATATCCATTTTGCCAAATTTTCCGTCCGGTGTCAATACAATAAAATTTCCCTCCGGTACGTCCAACATTACGCCGTTTTCGGTCGGGAATGAATAAACCGCCAAACCTCCGGGCGTTCTCGGAATCTGCATTATTCCGCCTCCGGTAAAAATCTGCAATTTTTCCCAATTATCACGCTTTACGGGTAATGCACGAACTTCTAACAATCGGCGGCAATAAATATCCCCGGCGGTTTCGTCCGGCATACCTAAATTTGTGCGCAACTCATTTGGCAAATTTCCCGCCCCTTTTTCGTATTCAACAAAGAATATTGCACCACGCAAAAGGTTTTGTTCTTTAATCGTCTTTACGTCTTTTATTCTTTTTCCGTATCTGCCTTGAACTGCACATATTGCGGCTTCAATTATTCTTTCCTCTTTATCCGGGGCGTACATTTTAAGTTCAAAGTAATTTTCTTTCTCTGTAACTTCCGGTTCTGTTCCCGTTACATCTTCAATCATCAAAAACGTTTCCGCATCAAACGGAATAAATCTTTTCTTTTCCATCGCTTTTTTCTGTTATGTTATATAATTTTCTGAAATATATTACTTTGTTATCGCTATGGCTTGTTCTGTGGCATTTAAGCCCAACCGCCGGGCAATCGTCTTTATGGATAACGCAACACGCGCATCTACTCAAACATACATATTTGCCAACATTTTCAATCAGTTTATCAGACGGTTTAACCCATCTTTCCGCAATTATTACCATACCCCGGTAAACTGCAAGTTCGCCGGGGTTGTATTCACGTCCGGGTTCAAACGGTTGTGGTTTCTTTATTCTCATTTTCTATCGAACTAACCAACAAATCCAAATTTTCCTCTGTTCCGGAAATTGAAATTCTTGCTTTCCCTGCTCCCATTACCGCCAATTCCGTAATTGTGCAATCATATTTGCCTGCGGATTTTTGAAACTTTGCCGCCTCATTTAATGGCAATATTTTTGTTATCTCTTTCATCGCTCACGTTTTTAGTATTTTACATTACAAAGTTAATAATTTATTTTGGTTTTTATCCATATCAGCCGGAAACCAACGGAAAAACAAAGCAATTTAATTTCAATATCTAAATAAACGTCATGTCCTTTTACGCCCTCAACCATAACTCCGGGCGTCAAATAAAATTGCTTATACTTCCACAAACTTTGCAGATACAAATAAAACCCGATACGTCCAATATGGAATCTGATTGTTTTCATTTCTCTATCTGTTTTTTTATCTGTTCCCAACTCTTTTTGTCAATTACCATTTTCCGGGGGTATTGTATTATTTCGCCCTTGGTATATACGAGATTATAGATACCCAATTGCCCCTTAATTGGCATTTCAACAACACGTCTTGGGTTGCGCATCATCCATCCGAAACCCTTTGTTATTTTTGCCCTCTTTTCCTTTGGAATCCGGGTGTTTTCCCAATCCTCCGGCGTAAACTCTTTTATCGGCTTCACGTCGTACAACTCAACCAATCCCAACGTAACGCCGCTTTCCATTCCCGGATAAACCGGGGACGCTGCGGAACATATCAGCACGTCGCCACGGTATGACGTGTTTTTGCTCCGAACTTCAATTGTCTTTTCCCCGTAAACAATACCGTTTTCATCCTTGTACGCCTCCGCTACCAAATCATTTGCGTATGGCTGTTTTACGGTCAAAGCACGCCAACGGTCATGCTTTTCCGGGTTGTAATCCTTATTGCTGTACTGCATATCATTTCGCTTTTTTGTTATTCCCGGCGGGCTGGTCATATACTGCAAAACCAATCGGTCGTCTTGGCTCCGGTTCCGGTTGTTTCGGCGGGATAAACTCACAAACCGCAATAACCTTATTTCCTTTTGTCCGGGTGCCAATCAGACGGGAACCCGCCGGAATTTTTATTTCAATTTCAAATCTCATTTTCAAAACGGCAAATCATCATTTGGCGTTGGTGCTGCTCCCTGCTGTCCTCCGTTCTGTCCGTCTTTCTTTGGCGTCAACATTTCCATATCATACCCGTAAACCTCGGTAATAAAATGTTTAACGCCGTTGTTGTCCTCATAACTGCGGGTTCTCAATTCCCCCTCAATGTATAATTTATCGCCCTTTTTAACGTACTGCCCGGCTATCTTTGCCAAACCATTTGACAATACAATGTTGTGCCACTCTGTACGTTCCGGAATCTCTCTGCCGTCTTTTGTCGTGAATCCTCTTTTGGTTGTTGCCAACGGGAATTGTGCGACAACTCCGCCATTATCAAACGTTTTAACGTCGGGGTCTTTTCCGGTATGCCCCATCAAAATAACCTTGTTTACACTCATACAAAAAACGTTTTAATTATCCAAACAATGATACTATACAACGCCCACATATAAGACGCAACCGTTAACGTCACGAACGTGTATAACGCAATTTTATATCCGGTTTCTGATTTTATTTTCATGTCACTTGAATTTTACGCAATCCAACAAATATTGTTTCTTATTGTCCGACCATCCGGCGGCATGGTTTATCGCTTTTCGGTCGTCGTCGTGTACGAACTCACATACCCAACCGCCGACGCTTGATTTTTGAACCAATCGAACCAATTTACCAACAATGAAAGAACGCAATTTGTAATAACTTGAATTTTCGCCAACAAACAAAACCCGTCTTTCTGCATTTATTTCGGGCGGATTTTCGATTTGCGGGCGTTTCTCCCTTTCCGGGTACCTTTGTACCCTTTTAAAATCATTTTGGATTGAACGGCGGGAAATTGCCCCGTAATCGGGTGTTCTTTGTTTCGTTCTCATAATTTATATTTTTCTTTTTCTTCTTCTGTCCAATCTTTTTTAGGTTTTAAAGCCATAGGGTGCGTTTCCCTATTATATCTTATTTTTGGGTTACAAAGACAATTTTTACATTGTTCACATTCTGACGGTTCCATAGAACCGTATTCTTTCGCATACTTGCAAAGAAAACAATCTTCATCCATTTGTTGAATTAAGTCTATTTGCCTTACTATATTTCTTACACAAGCATCTAAATCAATAAAATCTGTATATCTTTCATCTTGTGTTTCTACCGTATATCTATCAACAAACCTTATTCCGCTGTTTCTTTCATCATCAATGTCTTTAATTCCCTCGTCTTTCAATTTGCGTGATATATTTAGCTGTCTAAATTCCAAAATATCATTCAAAAAATCATTAAGCCATTTTTGAAAATCTTTCCACGTGTTCCATTCAAATATTTTGAATGTATCTTTTATACTCCCGATACAATCGGGCGTTTCATCGCACCACTTATTAATTTTTTGAACTATTTTATTTATACCTTCCGGGTTATGATAAGGGTGCATTTGATATATAACACCTACTACTGAATTTATAATCAGTTTATTTGTAATTCTAACTTTGCTCATAATTTCAAAATTTGATACTCTTTCTTTAATAATTCTATAACCTTAACATTTCCGGGATAAATGCGCATATTTTTACGGTCGCCATTTTCCCAACGGTTGTGCATTTCAAAACAAAGGATATTGATATTGCGGGGGTCGTGCGCCATTTCCGGGTGCGAACCCCTCGTTAGGATATGCGAACAATAAACGGCGGAATAACTCGACAACGGGCGCAATGTTTCCTCGCATTGGTGCGGCTTATGTTCCCAAATCCACCTAAAAAACCGTTCGTTTGCCTGTGGGATATTCCCACGACCAAAAACGCAATACCCGAACAATTCCCGTTGGATTTCGACACGCAACCGAATATCCATTGTAAACCGCTTGTAATCCAATAGGGGGCAAAACCCCCTATCGGTTACAAATTGGTATTCTTCCCGGTCTGTTAGCAATATCGGCTCCATTGCTTACATATCCGCCGTTTCGTCCTCCGGGTCGTCCTCGTTAGCCGGGTCGCCGACCTCCGGGAACAATCCGTCCTCCTTTTCCGGCTCTGCGACCAAACCCGGTGCGGGTTCGCCGTCAGCCCCGAACAAATCCATTTGCGCCTTTTTGCCCTCAAACAGAAATTCGTAAACCTCGTTTTCAATATCGCAAACAATGTTTTCCAACTCTTCCTCAAAACCGAACATTTCAACGTTATATTTCATTCGTGGGGTATTGATTGCTGTTTTCTGATTGTTTGATATGGTAAACAATCCGGTTAAAACGACGCCTACGTTATCATCTTGCCCGGACAAAGAAACGCCCCTAACCTCTATATTGTCCAAACATTCTTCCGCAAATGCGGCTGCAATATCTGTTTGTTTCTTTGTTGCTTTAAACTCCGGCGTTGCCATCATGGTTTTAAATGACGTTATGTTGAATACACGTCCCATAATCGGGCGCAAATCATTAAACAAATTACGCAAATCCGGGTGTATGTCTTTTGCACTCAATACATGGTATTTGTTCGTGTAACTCTCATTTCCGACAACTTCCGTTACTTCATAATGTACGTCTAACCCGCCATCTTTCAATAACTTTACTTTCGATAATGAAAACTTTTCCTTTGTAGGAATCGGCATAACATTTTGTTTTTTTTCGCTCATAGTTTTTAATCTTTATTGTTTCCCGGTTCCTCCGGGTCGGTTTCTTCTTGGAAATACCCGCACGGTTCATCATCAGCACAACGACCGGATAAACAACATACCGGATAATCCACGCAATCAATGCACATTTTTATATAAATATGAATATAGTAAATTTCTACTAATGCCAAGTTGTTTTGCAATGTCTGTTTTGCACATACCTTCTTTTAGCATGTTATTGATTATTGATTCTTTTCCGCTAAGTTTATATTTTTTATTTTTGCTTCCTTTAGGACGGCCAAGGACTACGCCTTCCATTCTCTTTCTGGCTAATGCTTCTTTAGTCCGCTGGCTAATCATGTCACGTTCTATTTCAGCAGCAATTCCGAAAGCAAAAGCAAGAACCTTACTCTGTATGTTGTCTCCAAGTTCGTATCCATCTTTTACCGTATAGACCTTAACCTCATGAAGCATACAGAACTCCAATATTCGCATAATCATGAATAATTTTCTACCAAGACGGGAAAGCTCGGATGTGATTATAACATCACCCTTTTGCAATTTCTTCATAAGCTTGCCCAATAACCGTTTTTCAGGCTCCTTCGTCCCAGATATGCCATCATCAATAATCCAATCATCAACCGATAATCCCAAGGATTCCGCTTTTTTACAGACTCCTAACTTCTGATTAGCAGAGTCCTGATCATCTGTACTAACTCTTAAATATCCGTATATCATAATACTGATTCTATTAATTGCATGGCTTTCAAACCATAATGTTTAATAATTATTTCCTTCATAGACATGAACTCCCATTCTTCAGGATACATATTACGCAATCTTTTGTCTAGCGCAATTATATCAATAACCAATCTATACTCAATAGCTGATAACAGTGCATCATGTAAATCAATTATCGGGACATTAGGTAATAGCCGTTGAAATTCGTTACGGAATTTTGCCCACTCGCCTATTTTAAAATGACTTATATTTTTCATGATTAATTAAATTACACCAAGTATTATCATTCTCCCAAAACCATTGATATCCACCGGCATGTTTACGCTTACCGGAACAACAACTAATTATATTTCGTCCGCATATTCCTGCTTTTCTGCCAGCCTCGCTTGCAGAAGGATAAATACCAACGAGTTCATCATCTTTTATTGCAACAACAGGCTTTGCATTCCATCCGGATATTCGATAGTTTCGCACAAGATTTTTCACTCCTATTCGTTTTATCCTTTTAGCTTTACGCATATCCATGTAATCAGCCCACTTTTTCCCTTTGTTATGAGGAGTGTGGCCCTTCAAGAACCTGCCGTTTACCAAATTTCTCTCTGGGCGCTCAGGCGGTATATATAATTCACTCATTTCTTACTTTGTATCAATTCGTTTTCCCTTAAACAATGCGTCCTCCGCTTTTGCGTCGTAATATTCACGCCCCATAATGCGCAATATCATTGCTTTTACAATTGACGTATCAAAGTAAATGTTGTGTCCGACCAACAAACGGGCTTTTTCGCAATCCTCCAAAAATTCGTCTATAATATCAGCAAATGGGACGCCCTCGGCGTTTGCTCTTTCGTTTGTTATTCCGTGAACTGCTATTGCTTCATCCGGTATTATCCATCCATCCGGCTTAATAATGTAGGAACGTTCCTTTCCATTTATCGACCATGCCAATTGTACAATATTTGGAAACTCGGCAAAATCAACGTCCCATTTTGCGCCTTTTCTTGGAACTCCGGTTGTTTCGCTATCGAACGTCAAAACATCTTTCATAATGTCGTTTATCTCATTTCCTTTGCTGTCTTTCAATGTTACTTTTTTCATAATCAAATTTCATTTGGGTCTGCTATATATATATAATATTCTTCACTTGCAAGTTGTTTTAAAAATTCGATATGTTCTATTAATTCCGCATTGCTCAACTCTGCAATTGTCCGCAATCGGGTTTCATACTTTCCGGTGTTAATATCCGGCGTTTGCTCATACATAACCGGGGACAACTCACGCAAACGGTGTTCCGTCTGTTCCTCTGTCAGACGCTCCCCGGCTTCCCATATACCCGACCGGAACGTTGGTACAACGTAATTGAAATAATAACCTTTCAAAGCCTCTGACGAACCGGGCGACGCTACAATAAAACGGGCGATTATGCGGCTACCTTTGTGCATGGCAAAGAATTGGTTCAACTCTCCCATGTACATTTGTAAACCGCCGTTATTATTAATCATTCCCGTTGCTGTTATCTCTCTTTTCCTCATTGTCTTTCTTTTCTTGGTCAACAAATTGTTTCATGGTCTTATTAAAAGCCTCTCCGCCTACATTCAAAATAAACGTTCTTTCGCTGCTTGAATATCCCTGCAATTTTTTATCCATCGCCGACGCATAAAGAACGGTCATTTGTCCCGGTTCAAAAACTCCTTTTTCCTGCAATCGGTCTATCGGGTGTCGTTTTAATGGGGCGTTTGCGCTTATTCTTGCATTTCTCCGGATGTTTTCCAAATCGGAAATAACCACTTTCAGATTATTATAAAAAGCGGGTGTTTTCAACACGTCCGCAATTGTCATTTCTTTAACTTCCATATTGTTTTGTTTAAGGGACGCCGGGGAACCGACGCCCCGGTTAATTACTCGCTTTCTGTGTATTCCTCAATAATCAAATCGTCCTGCCCTCTTTTAACTTCTTCAATGAATCCTTGGAACCCGTTTTTCTTGGCAATATCAATAATTGCTTGCAATCTCTTTTCGCCCAAACTTTCGCCCCTCGCAATGCGGAATACTTTCACGGTTGGGTTACTTGCTATAATCAGTTTTGCGGCAACCTCCATTATCTGCGAATCTGAAACCTTTCCGGCGACAAATGGGACGTCATTTAATACTAACCCATCATCACTAAACGAAAGCCCGGAAATCGGTAATTTCGCCGACGAAATAAGTTTTTCACGCTCGGCGGATAATTCCGCAATTTCTGAATCCATCTTTTCCGCTTCTGCTTTTTTGTCGTCTGCTTGTTTTTTCTTTGAAAGATAATCGGCAACCTTTGCAGCCTTTTTGTTGTGTTCCTCGGCTTCTTTCAATTGTTTTTCTGTATCGAAATTATTCGGGTTCAAAGCCTCATAATCTGTTAACCATTTTTCGGCACTTGCTATTTTTCCCTCATAATCTTTCTTTTCTTCTTCAACGACCGAAACGGTTTGTTTATACGTCTTTTCGGCTTCTTCCATTGCTTTCTTTGCCGCCTCAATTGCTTTATTGTATGAATCTTTGGCGGCTGCCAAACGTCCCGGAATCTCTGCCAATCTCCCCTTTCTTTCTTCCATACGTAAACGCACGCCCTTTTCTTTCTCAACCAACTTTGCGTTTTCCTGCTGTTCTTTCATCAGTTCCGTAATGTCCTTTGGTTTGGCATACGTTTTCAAATCCTGCGTTGTCAATCCCTGCCCGGCTGCATCTGATATTGATTTGTAGGTTTTCAAATCTCGGTTTACTCCGGTACGTTCTGTTTTAAGCCCGGCAACGGTTGTATCAATTTCGGCAATCCTTGTTCTTACTTCTTCCGGCAACAAAGACTTTACAACCTCAATTTGCTTTCTGCGTCCCTCGGCGGTTTCCGACCAACGGGAAAATTCCACGGCGTCAAAATCTGTATAACCGAAAATCTTTTGCAACATTGAAACGTTATCGCTTTTCATTCCGGTTGTCTTTGATTTTATTGATAACGTGCCACGTGGGTTTGCCTTTGTAAACTTCAATTCAATCTCGTATTCCTCGCCGTCGTCTCCGACAATCATTTTTGCAAAACCTTTGCTTTCTCCGTTCTTCAATACGGCGTCACGGTTCCCGGTCAACAAAGCCCCAATTGCTTTTAATACGGTTGATTTTCCCAACTCATTATCTCCGGTAATGAAATAAACGTTACCGTCGAAATCTGCGTTAAACTCTTTAATTACTTGAAAATTTACCAATTCTAATTTCTTAACTATCATTTTTGCTCTCGGTTTGTGCCGGGGTTTCCCCCGGCGGTTAATATTATTTTTTTGTTTCTCTCATTCTTTGGTATATCATTGTTTGCACCTTAACAAATGCGGCCCGGCTTTCTTTCGCTTCCTCAACCGTGCAATCAGCAATGAAATTTTCCAAACGCTTGTATAATTCGTTCAACTCTTTGTCGCTCATTGCGTGCCGGATTGCTCCTACTTCATCAACAAACTTTCCCATCTTTACAAATCCTTTTAAGTTCTTCCAAATCCTTACGTTTCGGTTCTTCTGCGTTCTTGGTCGCATCAATCAAAGGCATATTGTTTGTTGTTGTCGTCCATCTTTTACCCGTTGCCGGGGACGTGTAAGTTACTTTGTAATATCCGTGTCCGGCAATCTCAAAATCAAAATCGTAAATCGTTGTTTTCATAATAAAATGTTTACTTTCCGGGAACCCGCCCGGTCGGTGTTTATTATTTTACATATTCCCATTTATACCCGTATGCTGTTTTTCTTTTTCCATTACAACATTGTAGTATAACATATTTTTCCCATTTATTGACACATATATCTGATACATCATTAAATATTTCAACATTTCCTTTTGCGTCAATTCTTTTAACTTTATATTCTCTTTTTTTCTTTATAAAGTTTCCAAAATTCATATTTTCATTTGCTGTACACCAACGCAAATTTTCTATTTTATTATTTAATTTATTACCGTCTATATGGTCAACATATTTTTTGTTTTCCGGGTTTTCAATAAACGCTAATGCTATAAGCCTATGTAATCGAAAACTTTTGTATGAATTTCCAATCTTTAATTTTACGTTCATATAATAGCCCGCCTTAAACGCTCGCTTTTCTTTCCCAAATTGTATAACCTTACAATTTTCTGTAACTATACAATCAAACTCTTTTAAGTATATTTCTTTTGGTTTCATGCTGCAAAGATAACGTATAATTCGTAGTTACAAAAGAAAATTATTTTTATTTTCAAAAAAAAAACGAATAAACCCGGAACGTTATACATTCCGGGCATAAATCAAAACAGCCTCATTTGTTTATCTGTTATTTTAGCAACAATTGCATCAACTTCACCTTCTAAACGTTTACACGTTTCCAATATTTCCGGTCTGCGTTGGGCAAAATATCTGCGTTGGTTATGTCGCATTTGTCGAATTAACTCGGCGAACTCTTCCAACGTTATTTCCCCCAGATTTTCGATTTGCGGGGTTTTTTCTTCTTCCATGTATATTTTATCTATTTTGAAATTAAAATCGCTCTACGGGGCTAAAACAAACGTTCGTGCATATTGCTTGGTAAATTCTGACGCACCCAACCGGGGTTGTTGCGCAAAATGTATCGTCCAAAGTGCATTATCAACGTGGCGTCGGCGTTCCACAATGTCGGTTTCAATTCCGGGTACAAATTCCCGGCAATCTCTTTGTATCTGCGTTTTCGCTCGCTCTTTTCCTCCTTTTTCTGGCTTATCTTTGCCCGCAACTTCAATTCGTTTTGCCATTTCATAGGATGCGCCATAACAAACGGAACATCGCAAACTGAAATGATTGCTTTCAACTGCTCAAAGTTTGCCATCATCTTTTGTATTCGGTACAACTTTCCCATATTGACGCCATCGGCACCCGGCGTTATATCATCCGGGCGCACGCTCAATTTTTCCAGAAAAATGATCGGCGAACAAATGCTTTTCAGATACTCCAAATAATTACGCAATTCTGTTAAATCCTTTGGCATTTTCATTGCTTTTATATTTTGGTTGGGGCGCCATGTTACAATACCGCCATTGCTTCCCGGGTCAATTCCCACTACTGCTGAAATTCTTATATTTTTTTCCATATATAACCTCCCGCTTTTGTAAAATAACCTATTACGCCAATTATAAAGCAAACAATAAATAGTTCCATATTTAAAACTTCATGTAGTTATCAACTTGCATTTCCTCGGCAATCATCCGGTCAAATGCTTTTATAATCTCCTTTTTCCGGGCAACCTCAAACGCCGTAAAATCAATTTCCGGGCTTTCGGTTCCTTTTCGGCGAACTTGAAACGCTGTATATTGGTTTATCATTCCACGGGCTACACGCTGCATATACCGGGCAAACGCTTCTTTTCGGTCGTCCTCTTTAACTTGTACATCATCAGCCAACCCGCATTTTTGCAACCATTCATACAAAAACATATCATCAGTTAGCCCCAATATTAATTTCCCGGTGTATTTGTAGCAAAGGAAAATATAACGGTTCCGCCATTGTCTTTGTATCTCAAATTGCCGTATTTGCTGCGGCGTCATTTCGCCTTTTGGTTCCGGCAATACTTTAAACGCTTTGTCAATTACGACGTTCTGTTTTCGCTTGTATGCGTTCAATATCTTTGAAAGATAATCCGCATTGAATTGCTGATAATGATTTTTATCCGGGTTCCCGTGTTTATCTTTCGGCAAAAATTCGTCTAATTCCCCGGTCGTCGCCAACTCAAAAGCTATCTTAATATCCGCCAACGTCATATCAGAGTGATAACGTTTCAGAATATCCAACAACCGGGATTGTATATAATTCCAATCATTTTCATTCTGTGGTATTATATAACCAACGTCCATTGCTATACGCTTAAACAACAACGAAAGATTTTCAACTAATTTTGCATCGTCAATTTCCGCAATTGGTGTTTTTGTTGACGCTGCGAAAACATATTTTTCAACTGGGTTTAATGCTTTGGCAACCTCCGGCAATTGCACCATTCTACGGCGTACTTCAATGGCTTTTGTTCCGGGCTTGGTATTATATATTTCTAACGCCGTATTTTCTTTTTTTTCAATTGCTCCCATATCAATCAAAATCATTGTTTAAATACTTCATCATATCCGCAATTTCTTTGCTGCTTTGCTGCTCTGTCTTTACGGAACGTTTCATTTTTTCCCATTTTTCGTATTTTTCGGGGGTTGAATCATATTCTAACGCCGCCCAACCTTTTGAAATGCTTTCTTTTATCAGAATCAGCGCAAATTCTTCCGGGTATTTACTCAAACCATTTAAGTTTGCTTGTATCGCTGAAAAACTCTTTTGCGACGTTCTCCATTTCGGTTGACACATCAAAATATAAAAGTTCCGTTTAAATTCATCGCTATCAAATGGGAATACAAGTTTTGCAAAGTAATTATCAACTTTATCAATTACTTGTTTTCTGACGTCCAACAATTCCGGGGTAAACCCATAAACAATACTTGCTTTAACTGTTTTTTCTTCGTTTGAAAAATCGGCTTGTGAAAATCCGTCCGGATTTTCTTTAGATGCTTTAGCATCTTTCTTTATAGTGTTATTTATATTATTATTTATATTATTTATATATGGCGGATTTTTTTCCGCTTCAACGGGATTTTTTTCCGCTTCAACGGAATTTTTTTCCGCTTCAACGGAATTTTTTTCCGCTTCAACGGATTTGTAAACGGTTCCCCAATCTCTTAACATTTGCGACGGGGTAAAACAAACGTGGTTGTCAATCTTTATTATTTGAATCAATCCCAAATTTTCCAAATTCTTATAAAGCCGCCTTAACGTATCAACCTTATTTGGCAAAATTGGGCAATAAACAGATACGTTTTTATAGTCTGCCATGTAATACGGTTTCCCGGCGTATTGTATTGGATTTTGCGCCAACAAACCAAAGAAACATGACGCTAAAATGCTTTCCGTTGGGTTTAAATCTAAAACCCTTGAACGTACTAAATCTAAAATTAAATAACTTCTTTCGTTCATAGAATGAAAAAGCCCGTAATCCGGGCTACCACACACCGGGAAACGGGCTTTGTGCTAATATTAGCAAATATCTTGCAAACGGTGGTAGTCGTTTGTTTATGCTGCAAAAATAGATGTTTTTTTTGAATTATCAAACATTATTGGTTAATTCTGCGATAAAGCCTTTAATGTTTTGCTTTCTTATATGTCCTTTTAATACCCTCCCCTCAGAGAATACTGTATAATAGCCTAATCTATTCCATGAAACTACGTTGTTAGTCCTATTTTCCAGATGTATATAGGTTCCACCCTTAGAATTTAAGTCATACAAAAACCGGAGTAACCTTATAGCTTCCTCCTTATCCCCAAGGTAAACAGTAATATACTTTTGATATATATTACTAGTTTTAAGCATAATGTAATAATGGTCTATACACCCATTCACCTTTGCAGCGCACAATTTTTGGTTCCCAAGGTCTGTTACTTTCAACGTTTCAACCTCTACTACAGTTTGGGCATACACGCTTACACACATTACTGATATCACTAAAAACAAAATAATTTTCTTCATTCTTCTATCAATTTTATTGGCTTAAATGCTTCAGTTACTTTACGCAAATTCCCCTCGCTTTCGTTCGGAACAATCGTAACAACCGGATAACGGGAACGGTCGCCGGGCTTTTGAGAAACTGCAAATTGTACGTTCATATCAAAGATAATTCCTTTGACGAACTTCTTTTCTTCCAATATGGCGTCGAATGTATCACGGATATTGGGTATTGTTGACGCCGTACCCTTTGTCGTGAATTGCCATACCCCGCCAACTCCACGAACCAACGGAATAATAAAAGTTACGGTTAACGTTACAATCCATCCGTCGCCGCCATTCTTAACAGCCCGGTTTGGGTGTTTTTGCGCAACGCCTGCCATTAAATCGGGATAATCCTTTGTACTATATTGACAATATTGTTTTCCGTTCCATACAAAGAACGTTTCCCCGTCGCCGTATGCAACCAATTTACCCGCATCGTCCCTATATTGATATTCTTCCCGGCATGACTTTTCCGGTTCATCATAGGCAAATACTATTTGTATTGTTTGCGGCTTCTCTCCGTATGCTTTCTTAAATAATCCTGCATATTTCCCGGTGCTTACAAAATAATCTACACTTTTAGGCAATCCCTTTTCATCTTTTATTCCAACTTTTATTTTCCCAATTATAGGTAATGATATTCTATTTATTGGTTCATTACGCATTATTCTACCTTTCATTTTAAGCCTCCTTTCTTCCAAATATATCCTCCGGACGTTTTTAATAATCCTCTTGAACACATACTGATACCCGTTTTATCTATTCCTGTTTCTTCGTGTGCTTGCTTTATACTTTCATACGTTCTTATATATCTGCCTTTCATATCATATTGAGAAACGGAAACTTGTATCTTTTGTGACTGCCTTTTTGTTCTTGTTCCATAATTCATGTTATATTTATGCGAACTCCATTCTAAATTACAAGCATGATTATTTTGTGGATTTTCATCTTTATGATTTACTTCTGGTAGATTATTGGGGTTTGGTATAAATAAAAGTGCTACAAGTCTATGAATTGAATATCTTTTAATTTTGTCACCCAAATACAATCTAACAAATAAATAGCCATGTCTATCAACTCCATTTTTAATTATTTTCGGGTTTATTTTTATGTTATATCCTAATGTTTTCTTAGCATTAAAATACATTGATTTTACCCTCCCATAATTACTAACTTGATAATACCCCTCATATCCGGGAATGTCTTTCCAAATTTCATTTTCCATAATTGCCAACTTTAAAGAACTGCCAACAAATTAGAAATGGGGACGGGCTGTTGGCTTGCCCTTTCGGTCGGTTAATTACTCCGCCTATCCCCGTTGCAAATATAATTATTTATTTTTTACTTTTGCATCATCTTATCGCCCATGTTGGCGAAAAAGATACGGGGGCGGGCTTTCCGCCCCTTGCTTTTATATATCAATTTCAGTATTTAACAAATCTTTCTTTGTCACGGGTTCCGGCTTTTTAG